GCGGCTCCTCGCAGGCGAGTGTGTAACTCATGCTACGTCTGCTACTTTCGGAGTTCCAACTATGCCTTTGGACCGATCTCGCACCAGCCACGATTTTCATGAAGAAAATTTCTTTATGAAATTCGGCCCTCCGATGCCCGTTCACCCCGATTGGGTTCCTCAAGATGAAACATACGTGTTTCCAACCTTGACGAATTACTCACGTATCATTGATGATACTGAGGAAGTGACGCGCGTTCGGAATGGGTCAATGCAGGTAAAAGGAGTTAGACATGACAAAGCTTACCAAGATGTAAGCTTGCCACTAACCCCCTGGCTTGATTGGAACATTGCCCCATATTGGGAGCCTTGCATACCCGAGCCGGGCAGCAAGTTTTTGCCTCTCAATTTGGATCAATTGCAAAGTTGGTTCGAAGACGTTCGTCTGCCTGATTCCCTTGTACGTGATTTTGGTTATGATGTCTTTAACGACTTCAATGACCAATTCCCTGGAGAAATTAGTTTACCTAATTTCTTTTGGGAGCTGAGAGAGATCGCGACTTTGATTCCAAAGTTGTCGGCCTCTTTCGTCACGTCTGCCGCCGGTGGGTACCTCAATTGGCAATTTGGGTGGGAACCCTTCCTTGCCGATTTGAGAACCTTGTCTTCCCTTATGTCAGTCGTAGACGCTCGTATAGAGTTTCTACGGAAGACATATGGGAAGGTTACTCGACTTGGCGTCTCACGACGCGATGTCTTGCAACTGGACCCAACTCCTCTTTGGAGGATGTATGGTGCTCCTCATGGTTTGCTTGCGCATACCCGTGGCTTGGTGAACTATCGTGTTGACCTACGTGCAGGTTGTTTGTTTTCTCACAAACTGCCGTGGTTGAACGATGTTCAGGGAACTCTGCGTGCTGCAGCTGGCGCCTTAGGACTCAATAATCCACTTCAGGTTGTTTGGCAAGCTATGCCATTCAGCTTTGTGGTTGATTGGTTCCTAAACATCGGGGGCGCCCTGTCTCAACTCGACTTCCAAGATAGGACTGTCGAATGGGACATCTGGAACGTACATTGGAGTGCTAAGCACACCTTTGACGTCGAAGTGCGACAACGTTTCAACGACTCAAATGGCAATGTTCTCATTGACCAGATGGTCGGTCGTTGGCGCTGCAGTAGGTACGAACGGTTTCGAGGGTATCCGGCTCCAGAATCCATGTTTGATCTGGACAGCCTTTCTCCGAAGCAAGCGAGTCTCTTGGCAGCACTAATCCTCGCGAATTAGCGCTGTCAGACACAAGGTGTCACCATGTCCTTCACTCCCGCCATTGTTCTCACCGACGCTGTCGGTGCGAACAAAACATTCTCACTCCAGTATAATGATGCTGGATCCGCTCGTCGTATCGATGTCGACTCGTCAGCCGCGCTTCCGCGCTACCTGACCATCAAGCACGAAACCAAAGGTTCCGGGTTTGATGCTGTCGACCGACACCTGATCTCCCTTGAGGAGACAGTTATGTCGGGTTCCGTGGCTCGCAAGGTTGTTACCAACCTTACGCTCCAGGTTCCTCGCGACGTGGTTATCACACCCTTGATGGTGTCTAACCAGTTGGCCATGATTGCCAACTTCTTCGGTTTCGATAGCGCCGATCTTGCCGGGACGGATAAGGTTCTCCCTATCCTTCGCGGCGAGTCGTAGCTCGAATTTCCGAGGCGGTTGTGAGTACTCCTGATAGGAGTGGCGCGCCAGCCGATAAAACGGCTGACAGGGGAGTCAGGATCACGGTGACCATGGATGGGACCTCCACCTCGTGGACACCCCGAAGAGCCATGTTGACATTTATGTCAACCTTGTTGCTTCCATTGTCAGACGCAGCCCGTTGGTTGCACAATCACCCCGAAGTCACGAAAAAGATCTGGCGGTTCTTAATCGCCGAACTTCTTCGGAGGGCTTATCCTTCCTTACCAAAACTTTACCAAAACTTGGTAAAGCTCTTGATGAGGCTTTGGTAACCCAGCGTTTCAATTGCCCCAGGGAATTCGCAAGAATTTCCAGTGGTGATAGCAGACCCGCATTTCTGCAGGCGAGCTTCAAACGCATTTTTGGGAGTGATGGTGTGCTGCTGGACAGCGCCTCGCCGGATGATGTTCAATTCATCCGTCAAGTCGCCTTCGTGTGTTATAAGCTGGAGATGCCGTTTGGCGAACAAGAAGTACGTCAAGTTATTGACGGTTTCGTGGCCACGGAAACGGAACTCAGCTCCTATGATTATAGCTCTGTCGCTCCATTACTGGACGCAACATCCTATATCATTAGGGATATCTTTTTGGATTTCGATCCAAAAGACATCAATCCACGACACGGTCCAGGAGCGGTCGCTACTGGTGAAAGACTCAGTGAGAAGTGGAATTTTTCACGACTCATTGATTCTGCTCACCAGTATTACCCTTACTACGAGTATTTCGTGGTCGGGGGCCCACGTGAACTTGAGGATCGATTGGAATGGTATAAATCGCTTGAACGTGTAAAACACGGTAGGGCGAAAGTTGTACTTGTTCCAAAAGATTCTCGCGGTCCGCGTCTTATCTCTGCTGAGCCATTAGAATTAATGTATCTTCAGCAGGGACTAGGACGGAAGATTGTCGATCATTTAGAAGCTGTCAAGCTTACTAAAGGATACGTCAACTTCACATCCCAAGAAGTCAATAGGAGCTTAGCGCTCGAGTCTTCATTGACTGGACGCTATGCAACTCTTGACCTAAAGGACGCGTCGGACAGGATCTCTATGCCGTTTGTCAGGCACGTTTTTCAACACGTACCTGAACTCTTACGCGCATTAGAGTCCATAAGGAGTACCAGCACGAAACTACCAGATGGTAGGATCGTAGAATTGACTAAGCACGCTCCTATGGGATCAGCATTGTGCTTTCCCATTTTGGCAGTTAGTACTTGGTCACTTCTCGTGGCTGGGATAGCGAGGGCTACACGTGGTAGACCAACTGTTATTCGGAGGTCAGTGTACATCTACGGGGATGATATCATTATCCCTGTTGAGTGGACTGACCATGCTGTACATGTACTTGAATCTGTTGGCCTTCGGGTTAATAGACTCAAATCTTGTACGCGTGGTTTCTTTCGTGAGTCCTGTGGCATGGACGCTTTTAAGGGTGTCCAGGTTACACCTACTCGAGTTAAGAAACCGTGGTCTGGCTTGCGTTCGGACGGCGTGGCGTATACTTCGTGGATCCAATTAGCCAACAACCTATTGGCGAACGGATACACTGAAGCATACGAGTTCATCCACGGAGAGCTAAAGAAGACGTATGGGAAAATCCCATATGGACTTCCTACGAGCCCATTTCCGTGTTTGACGGTACCTGAATACTCTGTAGCCGATTCAAGGAATCGGAAGCAGTTTAAGTTCAGATACAACCACGATCGCCAGGTTATCGAGTTTCGCGTTCCTTTCACTAGGAGCCGCCACCAGGCGGTGGAGCTCGACTCTTGGCCTCGATTGTTGCGCGACGTACTGTCTAGCAACATAGAAGACCCGTCTGTGGACGTTTTGCCTCGTTCGTCAGTAATAAAACGAGGCTGGAAGGCGATCGGGTAATCCCCGGTCGACTTGAAGGGATATGGGTGGGGTAGCAGCGTAACCACACGTTGTTACATATGGCAGGGGCTACCCACCCC